GATCTTCCAAGGATCGAGGATAGTTATAAGCGTGCAGTCACTACTGTTATTCTAGAAAACCAAGAAAAAGCCATGAGAGAAGATGCTGCGTTTCTTTCGGAAGCCGCACCTACTAACTCCACTGGTGGATCGATTTCTAACTGGGATCCGATTCTTATTTCGCTAGTTCGCCGTGCCATGCCTAATTTGATTGCGTATGACATTTGCGGTGTGCAACCGATGACTGGTCCTACGGGACTTATCTTTGCAATGCGTGCTTCTTTCATCTCTTCGGATGGTGCAGAAGCATTGGTTGATGAAGCCCTGCCAGGTGGACAAGGTAAATCTAACCAAAACGCTGCTGGTACAACTGGTGGTGGTGATGTTGGTGCAACAGAAACTAACCCTGCTGTGCTTAACGACAGTCCTTCTGCTGGAACGTACACTAGTGCGACTGGTCAGACAACTGCTCAAGGTGAAGCATTGGGTGATACATCCACAAACGCTTTTGCTGAGATGGCATTCTCTATCGACAAATCAACGGTTACTGCCGTTACCCGTGCTCTGAAGGCTGAGTACACGATGGAACTTGCTCAAGATCTTAAAGCAGTTCATGGTTTGGACGCTGAAACAGAACTTGCGAACATTCTTAGTTCGGAAATTCTTGCTGAAATTAACCGTGAAGTTGTTCGTCGTGTTTATGTTGCTGCTGTTAAAGGTGCACAAGCTAACACAACGACTGCTGGTATTTTCGATTTGGACACCGACTCTAACGGTCGTTGGTCTGTTGAGAAATTCAAAGGTCTAATGTTTGCCATTGAACGTGATGCGAATGCGATTGGTCAGCAAACTCGTCGTGGTAAAGGTAACATGCTTCTCTGTTCTGCTGACGTTGCGTCTGCTCTTCAGATGGCTGGTATCCTTGACTACACACCTGCACTTAACAACAACTTGAATGTTGATGATACGACAACTACCTTTGCTGGTGTTCTTAATGGACGATATAAAGTCTATGTTGATCCGTATTCTGCCAACGTTGCTGCTTCGCAGTATTATGTTGTTGGTTACAAAGGTTCTTCGCCTTATGATGCTGGTATGTTCTACTGCCCATATGTTCCGTTGCAAATGGTTCGTGCGGTTGGTGAGAACACATTCCAACCTAAAATCGGGTTCAAGACTCGTTACGGTATGGCTGCTAACCCATTTGCTTCTGCTGGTGCAGTTGCTGCGGGTGACACGCAGAACACTGATGCATCTATCGATGCGGGTGTCAATGTTTACTATCGTCGAGTCAAAGTTACAAACTTGATGTAAGGTAATCTTTCCACGAATAGAATAATAATAATCGTGGAATAAAGAAGAAAGTTACAGGGGTCCGATTCGGACCCCTTTTTTTTGTTTATTGGTTTATTCGTTTATGAAAAATATTAAAAAAAACTTGTCACTTAATACTTTTTTTAAAAAACTTATCACTTAACATTGCAAAATTTTTGAGAGGGTTTTAAAATGTTATAAATACTTGTATGGCCACTACAAAAGCACTTGAACGACAACCAGATAAATTGGATTATGCAAGTCCAACTCAATTTAGTTTTATAATTAATCAACTTCCTAAAGTGCAGTTCTTTACAACTGCATGTAATTTGCCTGGAATTACATTGGGAACCACAACATTAGCATCAAGGTTTAAACAAGTTCCAATTCAAGGTGATAATGTAGATTTCGCAAGTTTTGAGCTATCCTTTATAGTAGATGAATATCTTGAAAATTATTTATCTTTGCATAATTGGATAACTGCTGCTGGTTTTCCAAAATCTACAGAACAGTTTAGAGTTTTTAGAGATGAAACCGCTGAAACATCAGATTTGGGATATGAAAAAGCAGGAACAAGATCTGGCATGTCCACCAAGTCAGATAGAAATATGACATCAGATTCAACATTAACAATTCTATCAAATAAGAATAATCCTATTGTTGAAGTTAGATTTCGTGATATGTTTCCCACGACATTGAGTGCTCTTGATTATGATCAAAGTGCTACTGATGTTGAATATATGAAAGCATCTGCAACTTTTGAATATCAATTATATGAGATAGTGAAAATTTAATTAGGATAATGAATGGATAAATTAAGTGAACTCTCCGCTGAAGCAAAGAGAGATTTAGATATTGATGATAATTTTGAACACTTACACCAAGAATCATATAAAAATCAAAGAATTCGACCTAAATGGAACGAATACAAAGCCAAGTATAAACTTTTAATTTTTCAATTAAAACTAGATCACAGAAAAATGTATTTCAATAAATGGGAATATTATGCGGGCAAATCTGACTCAAAGATTTACTCAGAAAAACCATTTGATATGAAAGTTCTCAGAACAGACCTTGATATGTATATTAATGCAGATGATGAAATAATAGAAATTGATAAAAAACTTGAGTATTATAAATGCACATTAGGTCTTATAGAGGATACTTTAAAAAGTATTGAACAAAGAGGTTGGGATATTAAAAATGCCCAACAGCAACAAATACATTTGTCTGGAGGTTTTTGATGTTAAATAATTGGATTGAATATTATGATAATATTGTTCCTGCTGATTTGTGCAAAGAAATTATGAAATATCCTTGGACATGGAAAAATTCTACATACTCTAGCAATGAAGGTGTTAATTCAGATAGTCAAAATAGAGTTTTGATGGATGAAGTTTGGGTAGAAGATTTAAATAGACCTTACCCTAGATTAAAAGAATCTGTTTTGAAGATTATGAAATTGTATGGAGAAAAACATAAAAATTTTTCTTGTGTTCATCACACTGATTTTCGTATTAATAGATATGGAGTTGATGGGTTTATGTCTCTTCATTCTGACAACATTCATCATTCTCATGGTCAGCGATATGGATATCCACAGGCTACAGTTATTTTCTTTATAAACAACGAATATGAAGGTGGTGAATTTATCGTTGAAAATAATAGTTATAAAACTAAATCTGGTTCTGGAATTATATTTCCATCCAACTTTATGTTTCCTCATGAAGTTAAACCTATCACGAAAGGCGAAAGATGGAGTATAGTATCATGGTTGATGTGAATTTAAAGATTGATGAATATGCGGCGTTTCCCACAATGATTTACAAATTTGAATCAGACTTGTTTGATGAACATTTAAAAATGATTGAATATATTAAAAACCAACCAATGACAATGGAAGGAATGATTCAAACTAAAGACAACTTGTTTAAATTAGAAGAATTTAAATCTCTAGTAGAGATTGTTCAAAATATTACTGCTAATATCTTGAAAAATTTAAAGTATGATGGATACAAAAATATTGAAATAACTAGTATGTGGGGAAATCATATGAATGAAGGTAGGGCACATCCACCACATACACATTCTAATAATTTTTTGTCTGGTGTATATTACATAGAAAGTTCAAAGGATTCATCTCCAATACAATTTTTTGACCCAAAACCACAAGCAAATATTTTAAAACCAGCTGGAGCTGCAACTTGGCAGAATTCTTCTATGTTACAATTCGAATCGATTGTCGGAACTGGATTAATTTTTCCATCGTGGTTACAACATTGGGTTCCACCAACATCATCTGAGAGAACAAGTATTTCTTGGAATTGTATTCTTCGAGGGGATTATGGTTCTAGAGAAGAATATCAATATGCTTATTTCTAAAAAAGATGAAGTTCATCTTAATCTAATAGATGTGGAACCATCTACCGCAGCAGAACTTAATGATTTTTTTACATTTGAAGTTCCCGGTCATAAATTTATGCCAAGTTTTCGCAATAAAATGTGGGATGGTAAAATTCGTCTGTATAATATTAATACAGGAGAAATTTATGTGGGACTTTTACCTTACATAGAAGAATATTTACAAAAGTCTAATGTAAATTATAATCTTGATACTGGAGTGATAAGTAAAAGACCAGTATCAAGAAAGGCTGTTGAGGGGTTTGTAGAGGCATTGAAACCTACTCTTGGTGGAGAAAGAATTAAACCAAGAGATTATCAAATAAGTGCTGTTGCTCATGCAATTGCAACTAATCGGGCTCTCCTTATCTCTCCCACTGCTTCTGGTAAATCACTTATAATATATTGTCTTATTCGTTATTACTATATGAAAAAATTAAAAACTCTTATATTAGTTCCAACAACTTCATTAGTAGAACAGATGTATAAAGATTTTGCAGATTATGGTTGGGATTCAGAAAAACATTGTCAGAAAA